CTATGGCAACGTCTACACCGGGTGGTCATCGCTGGCCACGCGGTGGGCTGATATGCGCGAAACGACAGGCAAGGAGGCCATCGAAGGTGGCGCGATGTTTGACACCGGCATGGCCACCATGCGGGTGCGCAGCGACAGCACCACGCAAGGCGTGACCACAGCCGACCGCGTTGTGATCCGGGGTGTGACGTGGGCCATCAAAGGTCTTGTGCAGATCGACCACAAGAACACTGTGCTTGAGTTCAAACTGGAGCGCGGGGTGGCGGCATGAAGATCGAAGGCGTGAAAAAGCTGCTGCGCCAGTTAGACGACCTGCCGGTTGAGGTGCAGGAAAAGTTGCACAAATCTTTATCCAGAACTGTGAAGTCTGGCGTCAGCAAGGGCAGAGCGATTGCGCCGGTTCTGACGGGCGATTTCAAAAGCGGCATCAACGGAAATGTTGAGGTCAGGGATCGCGGCGAGATATTCGGGTTCATCAATTTCTATGATGGCTCCGAGGCCGATGGATTGGCCGCAGCGTCCATCAACTACGGTTGGAACAATGCGGCAGTGGCTTATCACGTCCGCGCACAAGTGAAAGCCATTGTTGGGGCGCGCCACAAGCGTGCCGTTGAGCGCCAGATAAAGAAGGCAATCAAGGAGGCGCTGAATGGCTGATGGCTTTTCTCTAGCGCTTCAGGCGGGCCTGCGGGCTGCTCTGGTGGCCAATTCTGGTGTGACCGCACTGGTCAGCACCCGAGTCTATGATGAGCCGCCACAGACGCCCACATTCCCTTATGTCAGGTTCCTAGCGATTGAACCGGAAGCATTCGACACGGACAACACCGAGGGCGCGCTGGTCACAGTCACGTTTGAATGTCATTCGCGCAGCGCATCTGGTAGAGTAGAGGCAGCGCGCGTTGCGGAGGCCGTCAAGACGGCGCTGCATCGCCAAGAAACTGCCGTGACGGTGACAGGTCACACGCTCGTTGAATTGATTTTCGAGAACTATTCTGTCACAAGAGACCCCGAGGGCCGTGGCTACACGGCAGTCGTGGCGCTTCAGGCAATGCTTGAAGCAACCGCCTAACCCCCCGCGCTGTGGGCAAGCGCATGATGAAGGAGGCCGATCATGGCTAAACAACTTGGACGCGCCCTGCTGGTGAAGATCGGGGACGGCGAAGCATCTGAAACATTCAGCAACCTCTGCGGGCTGAACAGCAAGACCCTGACCATCAATAACACGTCGATTGATGTGACGACTGCTGATTGCACGACACCAGAAGGCACCCTTTGGACCGAGACGCTGGCTGGTCTGAAGAACGTGTCTGTCTCGGGTGATGGCTACTTTGAAGACAGCACCACCGAAGCGCGCATGAACACTGTCGCCATGCAGAACGACAACAAGGCAAACTTCCAGATCGTTGTGCCTGATTTCGGCACCTATGCTGGATCGTTCCGCATCGCGTCTTTGGAGTTCGGCGGCGAAACCGAGGGCGGCGTGACTTATTCGCTGTCGCTCGAAAGCACCGGGGCTGTGACGTTCACGGCGGCGTGATGACCATCACTGCTGAAGCACCGCGCGGGGGCATCGTCGAGTATCTCGGCGGTGCCTCTCGCACTTTTGTCCTCCGCAACCGTGAAATCGAGCGCTTTGAAGACAAGCACCGTGGCATCTTTGATCTATTCGACGGCCTGTTCGGAAAAGGTCAGCGCCCCAACAGCCGCGAGGTCAGGGACATTCTTGCGCTTGGCCTTGTTGGCGGTGGAATGAAGGACCACGAAGCGGATGAGGTTATCACCAACTGCAACCCGGAAGACCTGCAAAGAATGTTCGCAATCGCTCAGGCGGTGGTCGGTGTGGCGTTCATGCCTGATGCGATCGACGAAGCAGAGGCGCAGTCAAAAAAAAAGACAGGCGAAGCGGAAAACTCCCCGGCAGATTAGACGTTCGAAACATGATCGTCAGCGGACTGGTGATTGGCTTACAACCTGACGCAATCCGTGATATGGTGCCAAAGGACACTTGGGACATCTTCGGGCGCTGGGCTGAAAGCCAGACATCCCCGAAGCCCGGTTCTGGCGCGATGAGCGCAGAGGATTACCGCGATCTGGTGAGGCGCGTCGATGGCATTTAGTGCAGAACAACTGAACATCATCGTCTCGGCTAGGACGAAAGAACTTGAGAAGCAGCTAGATCGCGCAACTAGCAGGGTGAAGCGCTTTGAGCGTCAGACCAATGGCGATCTGGGGCGTGCTTCCAAGAGTTTCGCGGCCTTGGCAGTTGCCGCTCGCGGCCTTCTGCCAGCACTTGGCGCGGCTGTCGTTGTTCAAAATATCAAGCGTGTCACAGCGCAGATGGATACCATCGGCAAGAAAGCCGACCAGATCGGCCTGACAACTGATGCCTTGCAAGAACTGACATTCATCGCTGAAGGCGCTGGCGTCTCGCAAGAAAAGTTCACCTCCAGCATGGAGCGGTTCAGCAAGCGGCTTGGCGAGGCCACGCTTGGCATAGGCGCTGCATCAAAGATGCTGAAAACAATGGGCCTTGATGCCAAGGAATTGACGCAAATCCCCTTGGATCAGGCGCTTAGCCAAGTCGCTGACAAGATGGCGCAGATCAAAGACCCGACCCAGCGCGCAGCAGCAGCGGCGGCGATCTTTGGCCGCGAGGGCGTGGCCATGGTCAATCTTCTGCGTGAAGGGTCCGATGGCCTTGATCGCATGAGGCAGGCCGCAAATGATGCGGGTGCGGTGATTGACGAAAAGCTGATCCGCGAAGCCGAAGAGGCACAAACTAGGCTGGATGCCGCTGCCAGAGTAATCAACGCGCAACTTGCCATTGGTCTTTCCAATTTGACGCCACTTCTTGTTGGTGCCGCTGAAGGCTTCGCAGATTTGGCCAAGCGCGTTGGCGATTTCATAAAGGCGCAAGAGCCGTCGAGTCTGGCGGTAAACCAGCTTATATCCGATATTGATTTCATAAAATCGCTGATGGGCGAAGGCGTCACTGTTGAAGGGATCGTTTCTGCTGGTGCCGTTGAGGAAGTTCTGGATATGGCCGAGGCCACTGAAGAACTGAGCGAAAAACTCAGCGACATGAAATTCGAATTGGGTTCGACCCGAAGCGCGATCAACAACATGTCAAGCACGCTGAGAGGGGAAGCCCGACAGAACGCGAATGCGCTAAAAACTGAACTTCGCGAGTTGATGGAGGCTCTTGGCGATCTTTCCATGCGGATGGAAGGCGGCATGAATGTCGATCAAGTCAATGTGGAAATGACCACAATGATTGAGCGCGTTGCCGAGGTTCAAGCCGCTCTAATTGCTTTGGACGAACAAAAATTCGGGAACCTTGGCGGCGCGCTTGGTGGCATCATTGAAATTCTGAACCGCGTCAAAACTGCGGCTTTCAATGCGGCGATGTCTATGCCGGGTGCCGCTGGTGGTGGTGGTATTGTTTCAACATTCCCCGGCATGGCGGCTGGTGGGCCAATGGGGCTTGTGCCGCTGACACCTCCCGGAACTGGCGACGACACAACCACACTGACTGACCCAGCTGGTGGCGGCAAAGACCCGCACCAAAAGCTGAAGGCCGATCTTGAGAGCCTGCGCGAGTATCTTGACGAATACCGCATGAGTGAGACCGAGGCGCAGATAGCAGAGTTTGAAACCCGCCAACAGGTTCTTGAAGAGGCGTTGAATAAGGAACTGCTGACGCAGGAAGAGTTCAACCGTCTGAAAGAAGAAAACCAACGCGAGCATTCCCAGAAGATCGCAGACATTGTTGCGGCTGAACGGTCTGTTCGCCTTGGTGAAATGTCCAGCATGTTCTCCGCGCTGGCTGACATTGCCGAGCATGGCGGGAAAAAGGCCGTCAAGGCTCAAGCAGTCCTGTCGGCTGCGGCCACCATGATTGCCGCTTATGAGAACGCTGTGACAGCCGCTGCAAAGGCGCAGACAATCCCCGGAAAGATCGCGGCCTATGCCGGGTTCCTTGCGCAAGGTCTTGCCGCTGTGAAGCAGATTCAGAGCGTCGGCAACAGCGCACGGGCAACAAGTGGCGGCGGCGGTGGCGCAGGCGCAGGCGCAGCGGCGGCTCCGCAGGTATCCCGCAATGTTGCCATCCAGCTTACGGGCGGGGATATGTATAGCAGAGATCAGGTTATCCGACTGATTAACGGAATTAACGAGGCTGTCGAGGACGGCGCAGTGGTGAGGCTGGTATGACGGTCATTTATGAAAGCGGCTATACACTCCCGAGCGGCGACTACCCCCTGACGCACGCGCGGATTGCGCACAACCTCAACTGGCTGTCTGGCGGCACGGCAACGGCCTCTAGCACGGCAAGCGGCTATTATGCTGATGCGCCGATGAATACGCTGACCTATGAGCGCTGGAAACCAACCAGCGCAACTGCCACCTGGGAATATGACCACGGCAGCGCAGCGGAATGCGACTATTGCTGCATTGCGGCCCACACGATGGGAACCAACGGCAACAGCCTGACGGTGCAATATTATGACGGCGCGGCGTGGCAAGACCTCTGCGCCTCCACGGCCATCACCACAGATGAGCCGATCATGGTAATTTTTGAGCCTGAGACGCGGCAGCGGTGGCGCATCAGCATCAGCAGCGGCACGGCACCCGAGATCGGCGTCATTAAATTCGGCAGCGCGATGCAGATGGAGCGGCCATTGTACGGCGGCCACGCACCGATCCCAATGGCCCGGCAGACAATACTGCGCAGCAATTACAGCGAGACGGGCGAGTATCTGGGCCGGGTAAAACAGCGCAGCTATTTGACAACCGAGTATTCGTGGCAGCATCTAACATCAACATGGGTGCGGTCGAATTGGCCCAGCTTCCAGCTTGCTACGGAAGCAGAGCCGTTCTGGATTGCATGGCGCCCCGGCACCTTTGGCGATGTTGGATATTGCCAGCTAGATGAGGTTCCTGTCCCTAGCAATATGGGCATCCGTGACCTCATGGAAGTCAGCATGAGCGTCAGAGCGCGAGGGTATGAATAATGCCCACCTATCCCGTAGGTCGTGAGCCTGTCCAGATCGTTGAAATATTGCAGCCGCTTTGCGGCAATGTGTTCGGCGTGGCTCCCTGCACGGCTACAGGCACGGCAGATACCAAGTGCTACAACACGCGCGCCACTTGTCAGGATACGGCGAACTACGCCCTTGGCACGCCTCTAAGCCTGTATTTCACCAAGGGGCAGGCACCCGCTGATCTGCTGGGTCTGGACTACGTTTTCCCGGCGCTTATTTCAGTCAGCACAAGCCCAACAAAAGCCAACCTCGCAGGCGCAAACAGCGATGCGAAGGGGATCGGCAACCGGGCGGTCTGGACAATCCGCTTTGCAGACTTCCAGCACACGGATCGGCTGGTTGATCCGTATATCAGCGGCAGAAGCTGGAACCCGCTGGACGCCTCGCGCGGCAGCTTCTGGGCGCGCTGGCTGGTGCGCAATAAATACCGCACCAACATTCAGGTGAAGGTCTACGAAGGCTATGTCGGCCAGACGCTCGCGCAAATGAGCGTGCGATTGTGTTTCGTCACGGGCATCAGCAAGCAGAACAGCGCTGGCGATATTACGATGGAGTGCAAGGACGTTCTGGCGCGCATTGAAGAGCGGCAGGCGCAGGCACCCGTTCTGTCGCCGGGTGTTGTCTATGCTAACATCAACAGCAGCACCACCAGCATTGAAGTCGCCAACGCTGTAGAAGCTGATTATGACGCCAGCGACACGCTCCGCATCGGCAGCGAGTTAATGACCTACACCGCGCGGGCCACATCCACGAATGGCATCACATTTACGGGCGTGACGCGCGGCACGGATAACACAACGGCAGCAAGCCACAACGCAAACGCGGCTGTGCAGCAGTGCATCCGGTATGAGGATGCGATGGTGACTGACACCATCGTTGATCTGCTGGAGACGCGCGGCGGCATCCCTGCGGCCTACATGACTGATCTAAAGTCAGGCGGGTCTAGCTACAACGAAATCACCGCGTTTCTGTCATCGGTGCGGTTCAACCGGGTTCTGACTGAGCCATATTCGATTGCTGAACTGATCGCGGACATGGCAGAGCAACTGCAATTCGTGATCTGGTGGGAGGAAACCGAGCAGCTAATTAAGGCACGCGTTATTAAAGGCTACGATGAAGTGCCTGATACGCTGACGGAAGAAAGCCACATCATATCTGGCACGTTCAGTATGAAAGATTTGCCTCGGCAGCGGGCATCGCAGATCTGGGTCTATTACCTCCAGCGCGATTACACGGCCAGCGACACGGAACCGACGAACTATGCCGAGCAATACGTCATCGCCAATCTGGAAAGCGAGACGGAAGAATTGTACGGCACGCCGAGCATTCGGACGATCTTCGGAAGCTGGATCAGCCAGAGCATCGTGGCGACCAACACGGCCACGCGCATCACCCGGCGCTACAATGAATTGCCAACGCAGGCGACACTGCGGGTGGACATAAAGGACGGCAGCTATCAGATCGGGGACACGTTCCAGATTTCGCACCACCTCGATGTTGATGAGTTTGGCCAACGGCGGTTGCGCATCTGGATGGTGGCAAGCCGCGAAGAGGTGGTCCCGAATGAGATTGTGGAGTATGTTGTGGAGGACACAACGCTTTACGGTCGTATCTATTATGTGATGGCAGCGGGCAGCGGTGATTACAACCCGGCAAGCGTGCCATTCAAGAGCGGCTATATCGGCAATGCAAGCGGCGTCCTGAGTGACGGCAGCAGCGCAGCGAGGATGGGATAAATGGCGACTTATACGGCTATCACAGACGCAGAGATAGATCAGGACAGCCCGATCACTCAGACGCTGATGACGAAGTATCGGGATAATTTGACGGCGGTTATTGAAGACGACAGCACCGCTCCCAAGATTAAGCAACACCTCCGCATGAGCAAAGTGACGGGTGGTGGAAATATCGTGTTCAGTGATCTTGCCCCGTACAGTGCGGTTGAGTTCAGAGCCTACTTACAAGAAGACACCGGTACTGTTGACGCTACACTCAGCTTTGAATACTCCACAGACAATGGATCATCGTATTCCAATGTGACCGGGAGTTTTCTGACTGCCCCTAATGGTCAGACGGATTTCGCGGAGGGTTGGTTTGATTGGACAACTGGTGAACTGAAATACTGGAGGGGCAATAACATCGTTTCTTCCACGCTAGGTGCCGCGCCCGTTTCCGTCACTAACTTGAGATTTGCGGCGAGTTCTGGTGATGACGCTCAAGTAATCATCAAAGCCTTCGGCGGCATCACCTAGCGGCTAATTGCCCCAACCCCGCCTTTATGGCATAGTGCCATCATCTAACCACAGGAGGCCAGCATGGCTGTTACGATCTCGCTGTATAACCACACAGCAAAGTTGTTCGCGGAGGGATCGAACGCCTCCGGGGATTCGTACAAACTGAAACTCTATGCGTCCGCGACATTTGCCGCGACCGACACAACGCTCGCAGGCATTACAGGCACGGAAGCCACCACCGGCACCGGCTACACGGCAGGCGGTCAGGCTCTGGCGAATGT